CGTTCGGCAGCCCATCTGCGGTGTAGGTGTCGTAGATCATGTTGCCCGACGCCGAGGTGCCGGACGGGTCTGGATGACGCAACCAATAGACGTCGAGCGCCTGTGCCGTGCCGGGGTCTGCCGACAGGTTCAGAGTGATGGTCGTTCCGCTCACCGATAGGCTGGCGATGGCAAGCGCCGTAGTAGACGTACCGCTGGCGTAGACCGCGAAGCGATCCGTCGGCGAGCCGACCAGCGCCACTGCCGCCGACGTGGTCAGCGCGATCGCGGTTCCTGAGCGCGTTCCGGATGCGATTGTCGGTCCCGTGTCAGTCGCGGTCGTCGTCGCCCGATGAAGGTGGCGGGCGAGCGTGATGTTGCCTGGCTGCCCCTGATGCACCGCGTCTTCGAGCGTGACGTCGTGCGGCTCGAGGTAGACTGCGCTGTTCGCTGCGGCCCAATCGGATGCTGCCTTACGGACGGTCTGCACGGACGCCGTATTGCCCGCGCCGCCTGACGTGCGCGTTGCCATAGCGGTCACGTAGCGCTCGAAGCTCGATCCCCGCACGCCGTTGCGGCTGGCGACGTCGCTGAATAGGGCACCCAGACGCGACTGATAATCCGCCGCACTCGTGCCGGCGCCTGCATCGTCGCCTCCCTGGTGCCAGTAGAACGCTTCGAATCCGCCGACCGCGTCGAGCACGGCGCGCAAGTCCGTGTTGTTCTGCTGCCCGGGCTGCCATGCGGCGATCGCCGTCGATCCGACCGAGTGACCGACCATCGCGCAGTTGACACCGCGATCGACGACCTGTCGGCGTAGGAACTCAGCCGCGAACGTGCTGTCATAGTTCGAAGCATCCGCCGGCACGGCCCAGGCCGGTGTCGTGACCGACCTCGAGCTATCAGAGTAGCGCGCATAGACAGCGCAGTTCGGATCTATCGCGACACCGAGGGAGGCATTCGTGCCGGTGTACGACGGCATCTTTCCGAACTGCCGCACGGCCTGCGATTGCCCCGACATGGCAACGATGCGGCCCATGCCGACGAGTACGGTGCCGTTCATCCACGTCGTTCCGTCTGTTGACAGATCGACATAGAACCAGCCGGTACGAGCATCGACGCCAGTGACAGGCAGCGTCTGCGCGCCGGTCGTCGTGAATGCCGGCAGCGCGGTCGATGCCTGCAAGATCGAGGCGCCGTCGCTGGACCGGATGCGGAAGCGCGGCGTGCTGATGGCGCTGACAGTAACCGGGACGGGAATCGTGCCCGCCCCCTTGCTCTGTCCGCCGCCAGTAGTGGTCTGCCGCTGGTAGACCCGGTTTGGCGCCGCAAGCTGCGTCATCGTGAAGGCGTTGGCTGGCTGGATTGCAGGGGTGCCGACGGCAGCGCCGCTGGCGATCGTGCTGGGCGCGGTCGTTCCCGGCGCGGACTGCGCGACCGCGGGGCCGTTGACCGCGGAGGTGCTGGCAATTGCCGTGGGCGCGATAGCGCTACGCGAGACAGGTGATACGATGGGTGCGCCTACTGCGGAGGTAGAGCCAATGACGGTAGGCGTGACGATGCTAGAACCGCCGGCGCCAGTGACCACTGGGGTACCGACCGCAGCCAGCGACGGAATCACCGCAGGACCGACCGCGCCGGGTGTGGCCGCAGTGACCGTGGGCGAACCGACCCTCGCTGTCGACGTGATCAACGCTGGCCGTACCCCACCCGCGGATGGAGCGGGTGGGTACGCTGCCTCGATCAACACAACAGACAGCCCGGCGCTGGTTATCAACGCGACCTTGCGGAGGCGCTCGATTGCGATCTTCGGCGTCATGACAGAGCCCTCGCAGCGGTAACGGGTTGCACGACCGGCAGGCTCACCTGGAGACCGAGCCATTCGTCTGGCGAAGGATCGGTCCGGACAATGTCCAGCTGCGCGCTCGTGTTGGTCAGCAGGGCAGTCGCGGAGCCTGGGATCTTCACCTCGATCGTGTCGTCGTCGATCCGGACGATCGTCCCGTCTTCGGTGCTCAACTCCGTGACCGCAGGCCCGCCCAGGAAGACGGCGACGGCTGCGAGCAACGTGCAGCCCTCCGGAAAGGGCTGCGTTTCGCCATCGGCATCCGGGCGAACCCATAGCCTTATCTTGTAGGGGTATCCCCGCGCGATGGGCGCGACGGTCTGCGTGGTCGTGCCCAAGGCGCGGCCCTCCTGATTAAAGGTTGAAGATGCCGGCCGAGGGCCACGTCACGTTCTGGTTGCCGCCATCGGGCGTGAACGGCAGGCCGGTCGCGGCGTCGATGTAGGCAACCAGGTCCGACGTCGTTGCGTCGCCGGTGTCGCGGTAGATCACGAGGGCCTCGACGTTCGCAGCGGTGCCGGTGCCCGCGGGAACGGACGTGAAGACGCTGTCGGCCGCATCGAACACGCCGCTCGCAACCGTCTTGCTGCCGAGGGTGACGGCAGTGCCGATGCGGGCCGCCGTCGGGATCGAGGACAGGAACTGATGCGAGTCCGCGAAGGTGTACGCGCCGGTGTCGACCAGCTGCACCTTCACCGTGCCGGAGACGAGGTTCACGCCAGCGCCGAGAAGGCTCTGCTTGTAGAGGGAGTACAGTCGGTTTGCCATGTTCGGTCCTTTAGAAAACGAGGAAGAGGATCACTGCCCACAGCGCGACGGCTAGAGGCAGGGCGAGGGTCATGCCGGTCGACGCCGCGCGGATACGGCTCACGGTGCCGCAGTCGCTTCGATCGTGGCGGTTGCGGCTTCGGCCTGCTTGAGCGCGGCCAGCTGCTCGACCGCGGTTGCGGCGTAGCGAGCCGCGAGCAGCCCCCGCTCAGTCAGCGCCATCGCCAATCGGATTCGCGCCTGGCGCTCGGGCGACAGGAACGGCAGCACGATTTCTGCCGAGGCCGAGATGCGATCATAGGCAACCTGGGCGCGATCGATCGCCGTGCCGATCTGAACGGCCGTCTCGGTCGACGGGGTCGGCATGGTCGCGCAGCTGGCAAGCGCCATCGACGCCGCGCACAGCGCAGCGGTCAGTAGTCTCTTCATGATGATCCTTTCAGGCGGGGTAGTCGGGAAGGTCGACGGTTTGACCGGCGAGCGCATGCGTGCAGTCCGACAGGAACTGGATGCGGCCGTCGGTCACAAAGGAATGGCAGATCGCTGGCGGGGCGCCGTCAACGCCGGCATCGGACCCGTTATAGGTTACGAGAACGGACGGCGTGAACGTCGGAGCGTCTGAGTTGCCGTTGTATCCCCACCGGGGACCCGACCCTTCGCCGACCGTGACCTGATGGGCGCACTTGCAACCAGGGCAGCGGAAAAGCAGGCCGCCATTCTGGGCACCGCGCAACAGGCGGGATAGACGGCTCATGCCCAGCCTCCCGCGACCAGCGCCGCCTGGAACGACATGGCGAACCCCGCGACCTTCTCGGCCCGGTCGATCCCGTTGATGATGCGCCGCGCCGAGGTAAACTCGACAACGGTCGCCTTGCCCTTCGCCGGCAGGTAGCTGGCGAAGCTTCGCCCGGTGAACCAGCCCTCGGTCATGCCGAGGACCATGATCTGCGCGGAGATCTCGGTCTCCATGGCCCGATTATAGTTCGACGTCAGCGCACCCTTGAGTCCGAGCTCGGCGTCGGCGCGATCGTAGTTATAGTCCCACGTCAGCTGGACATCGCCGCGGCCGTAGGCGACCTGCCCGCCATGCTTACCCGGCTTGCCGTACGCCTTGCCTCGGCCGCGGCCGATCTCTGGAACCGGCTGCATTTTCTGTTCGGTTTCATGAAACGAGGTGGCGAGCCCGTACGCGACGTACGCCAGCGGCGACGCGGCAGCAGCGAATGCGGCCAGCTTCGCCTCGATGCCCTCGACCTGCGGCTTCGTCATCATCCCGAACAGCGGGCGAATCGACGCGAAGAATTTGTCCGGAGACGCCAGCCCACGCGCCGGACGCGCAGAGGCGGTCGCCGGCTTTGATGCCGTCGTCATAATTGTAACCTTTCGACCTGAACCGATTTTGGAATTAGACGTTAGGTCGGTGCTGGTGGTTCTAACCCTCCCCAGCCGGCCCGCCATCGCCTCTCCCGGTGAAGCGGGCCGTTATCCCGCAGGCTTGTCGGCCGTCTCGACGCCAAACACCGCACCTGCCTTTTGCAGATACTTCTCGGCGATCTTGAAGATGCCCTCGCCGAGCACGCCAAGCCCGGCGCCGTAGAGAAGCCCACCCAGCGGCTCGGGACGCATCGCTATGACGATCGCCGCGGAGACCGCGAGCGCCATGCCGGTGACCGGAATATCGAGGCTCCAGCGATGCTCCTGCCGGACGGATTGGGCGGCACCGATCCAGAACCGTGCGGCGAAGCACGCGAACAGCGCCGCGATCATCCCGGCCGCTTCGAACGGATAGCCAAGGAAATGCCAGATAACCGGTACCGACGTCGCAATCGTCGCACCCTTCTCTGTCAGCGCAGAAGCGGCAACAGGTAGTATAGCCGCCATCGTTGCGCCCCCTTTGTAAATGCTGCCCGTGCCGATCATCGCGTGGAGACCACGCCGATCGCCGCGATCAATGAGAAGAGACCGAGCCACAGCATGCGCCGGACCATCGGCCAGGCGAGCCACATATCGATCGGGAACGGCTCTTTGCGCTGCTGCTCAATCATGCCCGGCTCGGAGCAAATGTAGAGCATGAGGCCGGAGACTCCGCAGGCGACCGCGAACGGGTCGAACAGCCGTTTGATCGTGGCGAACATACCGGTCATCACCGGATCGCGTGGATCATAGCCCCACAGCGTCAGGGCCTCCGCGCCGCAGCGGATCGTGATGCCGCAGGCGAACAGGATGCCCAGAGCGCGGTAGATCCAGGCAGGCGACATCCAGACGTCCTGCCGGCGATGTCGCCAGCCATCACCAGCAAGCTTCACGACGACCATCACGCCGATCAGCGTCGCGACCGTCATGACAGCGAGGTTGATGACGACGAGCCAGCCCATGCCCTCAAAGCTGGGTTGCGCGATTGTGCGGGGTCCATTCGCAACCGCCTGGGCCGCAAAGCTTGTATTGCCTGTCGCGGTCATGGTGGTCTCGTTGATCACGAGAGCCACGGTGCTGACCGGCTTGCCGTTGACCTGCTCGACACCGATCAGGCGCAGACCTTCGGCGTTGCCGTTGGTGACTGTCGAGAGATCGATCACCGGCGTGCCAGGGGCGTTGCGGTACAGACGGATCTGGAGGCGCATATCAGCCCCGGTCAGATCGACCCCGGCGAACCGAAGCGTCTTGCCATAGCGCTGCCAGCGCCGACCCCCGAGGGGCAGGCGTGCTACCATGTCCATGCTTTTACTCCGGAGTGGAGGCGCTAGGCCTCGATAACGATGATGTTCGCGGTCGCGCCGGCGAGGGCGGAGACAACGCCGGTCAGAACCGCCTGCTGCTGGACGGTGACGGTGCAGCCCGTCGCGGTGACGGCCGAGACGCTCGACTTCGTGGGGCCGGACAGGACGGCTATGGTGGCAGGCAGCGCGCGCACTGCCGGCGCAACGGTAAAGGGAGGCGACGCGCCGAACGTGAACGTCGCGACGCCTGCCACATTCGTCTGCGCGGACAGGATCATCACCCGCTTGGCGATGTTGAAGTTGAACGCTTCCGCCTTGGTGGCGACGTAGCCCGCCGGGCCGATGTACATGCCGGCCTGGGGCTTGGTGCCTTCACCACCGGTCCAGTCCACGACCTTGATCAGCGATCGCGTGCCGTCCGCCTCACCGCCGAGGATCGGGGTCCAACCGTCATTCCCGTTGATACCGTCTTCGGGGATCACCGGATCGAGTTGCGAGTCTCGCGTCGCGACGCTGGCACCCAGGAGCTTCATGCGACCGTGACCGAGATTGAGGCGCTATCAACCGTCGTCGTTCCATCGGTCGAGTAGGCGCGGATCCGATATGCGTGAGCGCCGGTCGTCGCCGGGTTGACCTGCACCGTCGTTACCGCGCCGAGACCGCCGACGATCGCCGAACCCTCTACCGCTCCATTATGGATGATCGAGACGTGGTCAAAGGTCGACGACTTCGGATTGCGCCAGGTCAAACTGACCGTCAGCGCGCCGGTCTGCCTGCCGGTGAGCTCGGTGGGCGCATCTAGAGGTATGCCTTCTACATCGGGTGGATATGCGACCGGGACGCTAAGGTCGGGCGTGGGCGGGGCGTGACCAGTGGCACCGAGGCAGAACGGATGCTTCGCCGCCGTTTCCGAGCGGCAGGTCAGCGTGACACCCATTGTGCTGCCCTCAATCTCACGATTACGCACAACGACGTCGCGGGCGACGAGTGAGGCCTCCGGAATATCGACGGTCAGACAATCCCCTGGCCGATACCCGATCGCATAGACCTTTGCCGGAAGGACGATGCCGTCGAGCTCGCGGCCGTTCCACATTGCGTACAGCCCAAGCTGCGCGCCCTGGTCGACCTGCTGCACCAGCGGAAACGCCAGTTCTGTCGGACGGCTCCCGCCATCGGCCGCGACATAGGCGGGGATGGCGATCGCATCGAGAGGAACCTCTTCCCAGCCGTGCGTCTCAAGGCGCACCCGCGGGATAACCGTGTTGCGCCGTAGTCGTCGGGAGGCGGTTCCGGGCACATCGATATCGCCGGTGATATCGTCCGATGTGATTGTGCCGATCGAGACGCGTGGCGCGCAATACGTGCAGGACAGTTGAGCACCGACGGGCATCACCTCACCGGCGCCCGCCTGCGCGATCATCTTGAGGATATCCCAGCTATTGTCCGAGGTCGTGTAGACCGTCCCGCCAGCCTTCCATCCATTGGCGTCGCACACGTTTGCCCAGTCGACGAACGGTGCCATGTCGATCCCGGCGACTTTCATACCGCCACCCGCAACAAGCACGCCATTCTGTATCCGGCCGAACGCCCAGGTGAGCGCGTGCAAAGCCGGACATTCCGACCAGACGTAGCTCGCTTCCTGGCCAAGCCGACACGCACCGCTACCGCCTGGATACGTACTATCTAGCCGCGGGTCGTAAACGTAGACGCCCTCAACGATTCGGCCGCGCTGCGGCACGCCGTTGGGATATATCTTGCCCTTGCTGTCGAACTTCAGCGTCCACAGATCTGCCGCGAGCCCGGACAGTTTATGCGCAGCCGACCACCCCGGGAAATTGCCTTGCGGACCCGCCAGGGCGCGGCTTTCAGGCACCGCCCCGAGTTGCTGATCCAGCCACATCGATCCTGCATAGGCTCCCCCCACCGCGGTTCCTGATACCACCACGGCGACCTTGTCGTCGGTGACAGCAGCGAGCATCCCTACGGCGTCTTCGTGCAGATGGCAGATGGATCTGTCACGCAGGTCGGGCCGAACGGTGACGAGCACGAGGACGCCGATATGATGCTTCGGGTGCTGGTACAGCGGGCTCGGCTCGATACCACGGTTCCAGACAACGGAGGCGAGGCATGACCTGCTCATCCTGCCGGTTTTGGGATCGCTACGCCGATAGCGACATCTCAAAGAAGTTCGGCGACTGCCGGTATGACCCGCCGCGGATCAGCGAGACACTGCTCGCGCGGATGCTCCCCGGCCTGAGCGTGCCGCTGTCGGAGTACGACGACATCGAGCGCGACATCTACGTCGCCAGCGCCTTCCCGGTCACCCACCAGGAAAGCGAATGTGGGCGGTGGGATGGGAGGGTTCCGACATGCTGACGAACCGATCGACGAACTCGTGTGCGTCGTGCCGTCACTGGCACCGTACCGGGCCAAAGCTGGCGAATGCCCAGCGCGACCCTTCGTGCGCAGCGGACGAGGGCACTTGCCAGCGCCGGGCGCCGAGCGTCGTCCAGGGCAACTCCCCGTTCCCGGTCTCCATGTTCCCTGTGACCCATGAGAGCCGTGATTG